ATCAGCCGTGACGGTGCCGTCAACATTCAAGCTGGTATTAAACTGCCCAGTCGTCCCCGTAATCGCCCCAGCACTCGACCCGCCGATGGTCACGCCGTCGATGGTGCCGCCGTTGATGTCCGCCGTGGTGGCGGTGAGGTCAGGAGTCGTAATAGCCGTAGCTTGGAGGTCCGTGAACACGTCCGTAACGGTGGCCGAGGCGCCTGCGCCGTCGAACTTCAGGACAACATCTTTGCCATTCGGGATTTCAAAGTCGTTGCTGGCGTTGTAGGTGCCTTGGAACAGGATAAGCGTCCGACCGCCAGAGAGGCTGTTGCGGACGTGAACGATCTTTTCAGCGTCGTTCGGGTCGAGCTGAACATACGCCGTAGCCCCAAGGTCGCCACCGTCATTGAAGTCGATGAACTTGTTCCGGCCATCAGAGGCCGCGCCGTTGGTGATCGCCAGGGTGTTGGGCGACCCAGAGGTTCCGGCGCTCGCAAGCGTAACAGCGACTGCCCCGTTAACCGCTTGGTCAATCAGGTCAAAGTTGGTATTGGTCGTCGTGCCCCAAGTACCGGACTGTTCACCGGTTCCAATCTTTTCAATACCAAGGTTAACGGTATATGTGCTGGCCATTTGCTAATCCTCTAAGCCGCGATTTCGTTCCAATTAGGGGTCTGACTTGCGGCGTCCTCAGTCCAAGTCGGACCTTGCGACGGTGATACTTCACTATATGCCGGATTCTGATCTGGGACAATTTTACCCCAGACCAGCACAACTCCTACAGCGCCCGTTGCTTGAACGCCGGTGACGTCAACATTTGCGTCGGCATTAACAACAACGGTGCCGACCTGGGCGGTGCCAGAAACACCCGTGGGGAAGATATTGCCTTCCGCAATAACCGTAACGCCCCCAACCGACCCGGTGGCTTCGAGGCCCGTAACGGGAGCATTGGCTTCTGCAATAACGGTGACGGTGCCGACCGAAGCGGTAGCTTCGAGACCCGTGACAGGGACAACGGCTTCGGCATCGACGGTGACGGTGCCTACGGAGGCCGTGGCCTCCAGGCCCGTGACATCAACGTTGGCCTCAGCAATAACGGTGACAGAACCAACGTTGCCGGTGGCTTCAAGCCCCGTGACATCAACGTTAGCTTCTGCAATGACCGTAACGCCCCCGACGCTAGCGGTCGCTTCAAGACCGGTAACAGGGACGTTAGCTTCTGCAATAACGGTGACAGAGCCAACATTACCCGTCAGCCCCGGTAAAGCGGCGTCGCCGCCCCAAGGTCCGTCTCCCCAACCGCCGGCCGAGGAGTTCCAACCCTGAAACGCAACGACGACGCCAGCCATCAGGCAATCCGAATGATGGCGTTGCTCGCGTCAGCCGTCGGGAAAACCACGGTGAAATCACCTGCCGTGGTCCTGTCCACCCGCCGTGTAGCCCGAGCCACTGACTTCGTTCGTCGCAGCGTAGGCCGTGGTGGAGGCGTCCAGGGTGGCAGACGACGTGTACAAAGCCATGTACATGGAGTCCGCCCCGTTTGCGAAGTCGTGCGCCCCAAACAAGAGTTCTTTCTTGAAGGACGTGCACATAAAATTGCCGCTAAAGGCCATGTCACAGTCTCCTTATCAGTTCAGCCAAGTCTTTATGGCCAGCGTCAACCAGCGCGTTATACGTGGTCGTCCGGTCACTGCGGATCGCTTGCCGCATGTAGTATTCTAGTACCTTAACCATCCTACGGCGAAAGGCCTTGGCCTGATCCCTGATGACAGGATTAGCGTCGTCGGAAATCGAAATAATTTTGTCCGCACAAAGGTCCGCCAGCTCTTCCGGCGTCATGCCACGATTGTCCGTGGTGCGAACCTCAATCTGGAAGTCAGGCGATAGCTGAATCGGGTCTATTTTCATTGTTTCGGCCTAATCACCATGCCAGTGCGGTACTCGTCAGTCACTTCCTTCGCCTCCCCGAGCTGCTTGAGCGAGCCCAGCGCTTGGGTGAAGTTCTGGAAGTACATCTGCATCATGTCCTGCTCACCCTTCATGAAGGTGTAGGCCTCCACCAGGGAGCCGTAGAGCATGGCCACGGAAGCGTTTTCGCTGAGCCACGTGGTGCCCGAATCAGCGCCGACCGTGAGGCTAGCCGGGCGATAGTAATAATGCAGCTCAGAGCTGTAAGAGCTATCCGGGGTTGGTCCCAAGATAAAAAAGCCGATGTCGAACACCGCGTAGTACCGCGGCGCGCCCGTCGTCGTCGGATCAGGATTAAACGTCTGAACGTAGTCCACGTCCTTGAAATCGACAAAGGTCTTGTTGCCGTCTCCATCCGTGAAGGACAAGGAGAACGGTGCCAGGAAGTCTGAAGGCACGGCCAGATACTGGTTCGATGCCGTCATGGACCCGCTGACATTCTTGCGGAACAGGCTGAGCTGGACGTTCTTCAGAATCCGCTCTTCCGTGTTCTTGATGAAGATCGGCAGATTGTTGACGAACGTCGTCTCGTCGTTCTCGGCGTAATCCTGAATCGCCTGCTTTAGCTCACCGTATGTAAAGCTCATGTCGTCGTCACCGTTACGCTACCGACCTTGGCATAAACCACCGTGGGCCGCGGTGCGGGCTGCTCCACCGTGGGGACGCACACAAAGATGTTCAGGGGCTCGACACGGTCCGGCCGAGCGTTACGCAGCGCCTCTGCATCAATGACCTTGCGGAAGGGCCCGAGCTGCGGATGCTTTGGCTCCCACTCGTCCTTGCCGACAAGCAGGCCGTTCCACTCCTTGCGCATGTCCTTGTAGCGATAGCGCTGCCCGGAGCGGTCAGAGATCGCGTAAGCGTACTTGCCGGACGCAAACTTAGCCATCAGACCGACCTAAAATACTGGTACTGAGGCACAACATTGAAGGACGCCCGGTCCCGGTCTTCTTGCATGGCCCGCTCAAACTCCTCTTCGTAGACCGCCTTCAGGAGCTGGATGCGGTTCGGTGCGCGCTTCATGGCAATGTAGTAGGCCAGCCCGGCAGCTAGGCAAGGATAGAAGCGGAAGGGCATGTCCACCGTGTTGGTGTAGGTGTCCGCATCGTCCATGCGCGTCAGGCAATCGTAGATCACCACGTCCGTGCTGTTTTCGGCCACGGGCCAGAGCTTGAGCACCGGAGTGCTTTGACGATCCAGAAAGAATTGGTTCGGACGGCTCTGCGTCGTTTTGTTCGGGATGCTCAGGTACTCATCCCGGGACAGCCGTTCCAGGGCGTAATCCGTGCCGTCGCGACGGACAACCACAGACAAGACGTCGATAACATCGGCATCCAGCGTGTAGTTGCCCGTCCCGGCCACCATCGTTTCGCTGCGGTTTTTGATCGTCCACTGGTTCAGACCGCGGTTTGCCCACTCGGCCAGCATGAGGTTGAGCGAGCGCTTTGCGGTCTTCATGTCGTAACCAGTACGAACCTCCAACCCACAACGCTCGAACGCCTCCTCAATGTAATCGGAGACGTCCAGCTCAAAATCTTTGCTGCCCGAAGTGGTCATGATCAGTCTGCTTTAACCAGCTTGTAGCCCTTGTCCTTAGCGGCTTTGCGAAGATCAGCGACGGTCATGCCGCCCTTTGCCATCATTTCAGGCTTCTTCGCCATTCCGCCCCCACGCATTTTCTTGGGAGCACCGCCTCGCATCATCTTACGCGGCTTCATCGCCATGGTTGAGTCTCCTGTAAAGTTCCGTCCGCTTGGCAAAAAGTTCTTCGACGTCGTATTCGTCGAAGTACGTCTCATAGTAGCCCTTCTTGGCTAATTTGTCTGCGGCGTCCTGAACTTTGGACAGCCGCTGAAGGAAGATTATCGCATAGGGCTCATCTATTACATGGGTGAATGACTCATCGTCCAAGTATTCGTTGGGCTCGTCATCCGGGTGAAAACCCATGACCCAATAGTCCCTGTCTATAAAAAACCCGTTTGCGATAGCGTCGTTCAATTCATCCAAATAATCATGGAAGCGCCCAGGATCGGGGTCATAGTTGCGATCAACAACCAAAAGCACATCCAGAGTGTCTTCCCACTGGGAAATGCAGGAATAAAGCTCCTGATAGCTTTTTTCGTACTTGAACTTAAAGCCGACGCGCTCGTCCTGCCATGCTTTTTTGGCATAAGGACAGGCGGGAATGTTATTAAAAAAGGGGTTCTCGACCTCCAGAACGGTGGCCGACCACTCGCGAATCTCTTCAGCGATCTTGCGCTCATCGCCCGTCAAGAAGGCAGATGCCTTCATACCCGCTCTACCGAGCCCTTGGTAACTTTGCGGCGATCCCCCAGGATAGCTCCGCAGCCCCGGGCAATCACGCCGCCTTTGCGCTTGCGAACTACCCGAGCTTTTTCAGTGTTCGCCACAACCTGCTTGCCTTTAGAGCCTTCTCGCTTCTTTTTGCGAGCTGTCGCAGCGCGCTCAGACTTGCTAAGACTCTGCGCCTTGCTTCGAGGCAAACATCTATCTGGGTTCTTCTTATCTTTAGAAGTCCCACACGCGCCCGCGATATTTCCCGAGCTATCAATGCGTACCCATTCCTCATCAAGCCACTCCTGAAGCTTACCCATCAGCGGCCCTTCCTCTTCCCGCTGCAATACTTGGACGCGGCCAAATTGGCATAAGCGCTGGGGTAGGTGTCAAAAGTGCGCTTTGCCCAAGCCTTGCCTTCCGGGCAAATCTTGCTGCCCTTGCTTTTCTTGGACACCGCGCCGCCCTTGCGGAAATACGTCACGCCGCACTTGCTAGGCTTGGGGCCTGTTCGGACGGCAGCCATCAGAGGGCCCCGAGCAGCTTGGTCAGGAAGAGCGTGATGACCGGGCCCAAGAACACGGCAAGAATAATGGCCCACAGGCGCCCATCAAACCTGTCGATCTTCTTGTCCATGGCGTCCATGGCCTCCTTGCTTTCAGCAAGCTTTTCTTCGATCCGCTCATAGCGCAAGCTGCACTCGGCCTCATGTTTTTCTAGCCGGGCAAGTAAGTCTTTCATGGTCAAGCGAGAAGAGTCCAGAGCTTTGACGACCGGGCTCATTCTGGCGGCAGGTACTTTTTTTTGTTCCCCCGTCGATTTTTTTGTTGATCGTTTTTTGGTATCCACCTGCAATTCTCCAAAAAATATCCAAGGTCGTTGTCTATCCGGTCTAGGGAATACCCTTCTTTAGGCATTTGCCCCATGTCTTTCAAAAAACCTTCAAAGCCCATCCACTTCGGATCAATTTTGATGCCTCGTCCACCATAAAGATAAAAATATTTATGATTTTTGTTCAGGCACCGGTCCTTCATTTTTTGCCAGGATACATACGTAGGTGTGCCGTAGTATCCGTGCTTTGTCATTCTTTCCCGCCCTCTTTTTGCAGAAGAGCACGACTTGCATTCCCAATCCTTACCTAAGCGAACTAGTCGATAATGAACATCTGCCCTTACTTCGCCTTCTTTTTCGCACGTTTTACAAAAGTGTTGGAAATAACGCCATTGAGGCATGTGAAACGTCCCCGGAACAGAAATAAAGGGACACCATACCACCAGTTATTACAATACTCCAGGCCTTACAGCTCCAATAACGCGCACTGAACTTGTCTTTGGCTGAGGCACAGTTATGTCTCGCTCGAAAGTTACGCCGGCGGCCCGGCTGGTCCTTTTTGATTTCCATATTTGGATCGCCAAATCGGACAAGTTTGACTTCGCTTCCCTTTTTGGCGAGTACAGCAGACTTCTTAGACTTTCCAGGGGTCCGCTTAGGCTTATTGTATGCTTCCCTTTTTGGCGAGTACAGCAGACTTCTTAGACTTTCCAGGGGTCCGCTTAGGCTTATTGTATCCAGCAAAAGTTTCCCCCCTATACTTCAGGCGCCCCGAAGGCGTCCTCGTTACATCCTTAGTTGTCGCCATTTAACTTAGACTCATTAAGTATGTAAACAACATCAAAAGCAGCCGCGATGGCAATATCTGCACCCGCGCTGTCCCCGATGCAGCGCATCTCAAGGTCTGTCTTCTCCTCAAACTTCAAGGGGAAGGTGTAAACCTGACTGTGCCCAGATTCGGATTTAACAAACTTGTCCTTAACCTGAAACACTTCCCCAAAGGGTCGCGCCAAGAACGTGATGGTCGCGTACTTGTTGTTTTGGGTGGTTGCCACGGTGATGTCGGTCTGCGTGACATAGGCCGTATAGCCCCGTGGCACGGTCCAGAGAGCCATCAGAGTTTGCCCGTCACCAATCGCTATCGTCGCGTATTTGTTTGCGGGAACCCCGCTAGTTACGGTGCCCGTCCCGGCATAGATAACCCCGGCGTTGGTCCCTCCCGTACCCGCAGAGCGGACCACCATGCGGTAGATGCGAAGGAACGACTGGGTGGTGTTGACTGCCGTCTGACCGCTGAGTGTGACGGTTTCGCTGATCTCATCATAGTTTGCATCGAGACCAAAAAGCTCGACAGTACGGGCGCCAGTGCCCGCAGAAGTGTCGTTTGTCGAGGAGCTGGAGACTTTAAGGACGGTGGCGGCGCTCAAATAACTATAGAGGCCGCCCTGCGCCCAAATGGTCTCCAGAGCGTCATCGACGTCGGGGTTGAACCCAAACTTGAAGATCGTTTTGTGGTAAGCAACATGGCCGCGTGAAACCTGAAGCTCAAAGGGCTCGCTCGTTCCTACCCGGCTTATTGAGCTGACTTCACGGGCCATGGCCTAATCCTCAGTTGTACTTTTTGCGCAAGTACATAATCACCGTGTAAGTGTCTGCCGCCGTAGCGCCCACGGTGGTGAAGTTAATATCGCCGGTTTTGCCCGCGCCGGCGTTATTGATCAGGCCACCAAAGTCGGTGTAATCGTGGTCCCCGCTCTGGTTCTCGCCCAGCTCAATGCAAAAAGCATCAGCCGTGGCGTCCCAGAGAATCTGGACCTTCATACCAATGCACTGCCACCACAAACGCTCAATGGCGACCCCCGTACAGGGATCGCCGTTGCCGTTCGCAGTCAACGCAGAGACATCGACCTTGGTAACCCCAGACTCACCCGTACCATCACTGATATTGGTGAATTTCAGGACAGCCGTTTGCGGGCCGTCGATAATGGTCTGAGAAGTTACGGCATCAGCCATGGGTCAGCCCCTTACTGATCCGCGAACGCAGGTGCCGTCGCGCCAGTCACCGAACCCCAGACGTACCAGTTGGTCCCGTCTTTTGCCATTACGTTGATGACTGCGGACCCGGGCACGTTGACCTGAAGCTTGCTGTTGGAGTTGCCGTCAGCAAAAACCACGGAAGCCGCGCCGTCATCGGTGTCATTGAAAGCCACGTTGCCAACAAAGAAGTTGGTGTCGGAGCCCGCGTCGATGATGAAGTCCGTCGCGTC